CTCTATGAGGGCATCTTTCATCATCACACCGTGAGGAGGTGATTCGTTTGGGTAGGGCGTCGCACTCGCTTCGGATCCGTTTGCCTGGGGTAGGTGGCCCTTTTCAATTGGGCTACTTATCCTATGCACTCTATCCTCCCGACCAGGGTACGTACCCTGTTCGATATGTCGCGGGTGGACCTTGGATGTTCAATACTTCTGATGGTTCACTACGACCTCTTGACGAGATCGTAGTTTCCTCTGAAGTATTACACCAAGGAGCACTCTCGAATGTCGATTATCGAGAGAAGGGCGTGTCTCATAAGTACGTCGATGGTACGTTGACCTATTTTCATGGTCTACGTTCAAAGACGCATTCTTTTGAGAACACACGCTGGGATCCTATTCTTGATGTGAGTGTGCGCACTGCTGGCAGAGGCCTCTTGGCTATTGGGCTCTCACCCAAAAAAGAGGAAACTCTTATTCCCATCTTCGCCGTCGGTAGTAGTGTACAGCTTAACGCTCTTGGACCTTTTTGGTTCAAGACGTATAAGTCTGCTACGTACTTCGACGACGTCCTTGAGAATACCGTTGAGGCTTCTGGTACTGGCTTTGAGAAGGTTATATACGGCCTTGGCTGTATTATATCCTCTCAAGCTCGTCTTTGTACTGTCCCAGATGACGCTCTCGTGGACATGCCTTCGGGCGTTGTCCGCTGTGATTGTCATATTGTGACATACGACGGCGAGCAGTGGGGTGAACAAGATGAGGTAGAATACCTTACCTTTGTTCCCGTCACACCAGTATTCACTGGTTTCAGTAACCAGCAACTCCAGTATGACTTTGCTGTCCGTAACGCTGACACTATACTTCGTATTGTGCCAGCGGAAACGGCTGCGTTGATGGGTGATCGCATCCTAACTGGGCGGTTTTATGCCACCCAGAATGCTATAGAGTCTTTCGAGACTCTTAACATAAATGGGATTGCTTTCATCCAAGATATCATGAAGTTGAGAGACTTCTTGATACCGGTCCTTACCTTATTGAGGAAACCTTTTTCTCTTAAGGCTTGGGCTCAACTCATTCTGTGGCTGAAATATGGTGTCAAGATGGGGTGGAAAGATCTTAGGACTCTTTATGAGGCCTTAGTTCATGTCCGCTCCTGCGCTAAATCTCTTGCTGCTTACCGTAAGGCTCGCAGTAAGAAATTTTGTCGCTATGGCACCTATAAATCGGCCGATTCTGATGTTCGACTTGATGTCAACCTCAGACAGAATGCCAAAGTCATTGCATTCCCCGTCTTTCCAGCTTGGCTGGACAACCTTACTTTATTGGTGGAAGACCTTGGTTTTCGTTTGAATGCCAGAAACCTCTGGGATTCAATTCCATGGTCTTTCGTAATTGACTGGTTTGTCGACCTCAATCAGGTCATGCGTGACGTTGATTACAACGCCATCATTGACCGATTAGATGTCGTAGACTATGTCAATTCCGCGGAGTTAATCTCCACGACCAAAGGGTTGTATATTTTCGACCTCACACACTGCCTTACTGGCAATGTGAAGTGCGAAGTATATGACAGGGGTGCCCCAAACGAATTACCACAACCCCCTTATCGTTGTGGTGGCTGTTCCTTCCTCCGCCACTGGTGGGAGGGACTAGCTATTTTTCTGTCTAAGACAGCGAAATAGCTAATACCTGGACAAGTCACGGGTATAAAATGTGACTTGGCGATTGTGTTTAAAGCAATCGCTATCACGCGGAAGCGTAAGGAGGTGTACCATGGGATGGTCAACGGCGTACTGTAATACCGCCACATCCCCAGCTACTGTTAGGGATCTCGATCCCGAACCAGTTAACTGGGGAGCTGACTTCCGTGTCTCGAAAGAGACCGGAAGTGAGGCGATATTCACCAACATCTCTTGTCCAGTAGACAAGCCCGAAACGATTCGGGTTGCGTTTGCTGAAATCAAGGATGTGTTCAAAGGAACACCGATCGATCCAACAACGAATGCACTAGCCCCTACAGGGATAGTGTCTCGAGGTTGTTCGGTCCTTGTTCAGTTGAACATGGTGGTCACCGGAGAAGATTCCGTGGCTTACCCGGTTTCTGCACATCTCGTGCTGAAACTGCCGTACGGTGCTGCCCCGTCAGCGAACAATGTTGCAGAACTTGTTCAAAGACTAACAGGCACTCTGTACGACACTGGTGAAACTACTCCAGACACACGTCTGGAAGGTCTCATCAGGGGTGCAATGACCCCTCCTGACCTCTAACAAGAAGTCAGAAGGGTACACACCTCCGCACGCAGCTCCATGAGGAGGCTACGTGGAAAGGAACAAACGGGAAGCTCTTCTCAGAAGAGTTTCCGATCTATGTTCATTTTGGCATAGATCATGTACTGTCCTTGGGGGTGTGGACGCCTCTTTAGCAAACAGAGATTTATTCTCTCAATGCTTAGAGTCGTGGCTCATCCTCACGGAAGACCTGATGATTCGGGTGGGCATCTCTGAGGAAGGTAGAGAGCAACGAATTAAGAATTTCGTTCGCTCACTCTCCACTACTGACCTCGTTGATGTCTTCGATCTATTTGATCGTATCTTTTTCTTCCTAATTTCGGAAGATTGTTCAGCAGAAGGCTTTAAACACCTTCTAACTGAGACAAAGATACCTTCTTGTGTTATTAAGGGATTGTTATCCCCTATTAACACTTCATTATTCTCCTTTTTAGGAGATAATGACGTAGATCGACCGAACCTCCTGAAGAGTATCGCTCAGTTTCTGCGTTTCCCTCTTCGCCTTTCCTTTCAGGCCATTGGCCTTGAAGAGAAGGCTCTAGAGAGTTACTTGGAAATTGAACGAGACCTCAAGGCCATGCCGCCTAACCCCTCTGAGATTATTCTTAGTCTCAGGGGCATAGTTAAGCAATGGTTTAACAATTTCCGAGTGGAGTTGTTAACACCATGCCATGGCCCAGGATCGGTTGCTGAGGGACCTTTGACTACTTATCAAAAGTTCACCAGACTTACGACTGATCAGTTACTAGAATATGTACTGATCGGTCGGTCTGGCGACTCTGATTTGTCGTCTCTGTATCCACTCGGCTTAACTTCGGACAAATTAATACGTAAGTCACGTACTATTTTTGTACCGAAGACCGTTGCGAAGCTCCGGACTATTTCTATGGAACCGGTGTCACTACAGTACATCCAACAGGGTGTAATGTATGACATTTACCGGTACATAGAAAAACACCATTATTTATGGTGTCGTCTTCCGCTTCGCGACCAGAGGCAGAATCAGTTATTTGCGTGGGAAGGGTCTAAATACAGAAATTTCTGTACTATAGATCTTTCACATGCATCTGATTCTGTTTCTTGGTCCCTGGTAAGGGACGTGTTCTGTTCCGTACCAGCTTTATATAGCTGGCTACTGGCGACTAGGTCTAAAGAGACCTTATTGCCAGACGGAAGTTCACTTCAGCTTAGTAAGTTCGCCCCAATGGGAAGTGCTTTGTGCTTCCCAATTGAGTCGATCTTATTTGCTGCTGTGATAGAACACGTATCAAGGTCACAGTGCACGCCGTCTGAGAGAAGTAAAATTCTCTGGACGGTGTACGGTGATGATCTTGTAGTCCCACCACAACTCGCGGGGGGTGTTATTAACATCCTCCAACTGTTAGGTTTTACTGTTAATAGTCGTAAGACTTTTCTCAGTGGACCTTTCAGAGAGTCTTGTGGTAAGGACTACTACGACGGGGTTGACATCTCGTCTCTCTACTATCGAGTTCCTCGATATAATAGAGAAAGGATCTCACCCAGCGTATATGGCAGTTGGTGCAGTAGTGCTAACAATGCGCTATCGCACTGTCTACCCTTGTACAGGTGGAGTCTTATTACTAAGATTCTATCTGCACATACCTCTGTTAGGGGTAAACCTTATTTCTGCTCTTATGCAGATTTAAGTCCTTACCTCTATAGCTCTCAGCCGACGAATTTTCATGTGAAAAGACGTTGGTCAAAGAGGTACCAGAGGTGGGAGGGTAGATTTCTCTCTGTTTCGTCTAAACAGAGGGGTGATAGGCTTAATGATGGTAAGGACGACTCAGTCGTGGCTTACCACATTAAGTTAGTTCAGATGGCCAGACGATCCCTTGGATCGAAAGAGTCAACTGACGAGTTGTCACCCGCCGATACGCTGCACGGCTGTGTCGAGTTTTTCCGCTCGACCGTTAAACCCATCGAACCATACATCGTCGAAAGATGATGTACGTTATATAGTAGTAATACTATATACGTCGATGAGTTTGATACGTGCAAACGTAGCTCCGAGAGAGACGTTCTTGCGCCGCTCTTTGGCAAGGAAAATAGGTTATTTTCCAAGTGAGGAGTGGTGGGGGAGGCCGTTGTTGGCCGATCCCATTACGTATTTTTATACGTAAAGCAGAGGCATCCGTGAGGACGCC